ACCGACAAGGACCGGCTGAACGAACAGCGCTTGATTGCGGCCATCGAAGAGGCATTTGGTTTTAAGATTACCAGTCTACCGGCCAAGTACAATCTGGATGCTATCGCTTGGAAGGAAGGCGAGGCCAAGTGCTTCTTCGAGTTTAAGAGCCGGACGGTTGCCAGCACAAAATACAAGACAGCGGTGGTGAACCTGCACAAGGCCATTGCCGCAAACAACCTAGCACAGACCACCGGCCTAAAGTGCTGGCTGGTATGTGAATGGACGGATATGGTGGGGTGCATCGACTTTGCGTCCCCTTTCGAGATTGGTGTCGTGGGCGCCAGAACAGACCGCAATGATCCAAGGGATGCGGATCTGTTTGCTCACTATCCAATAGCCGGGTTCAGAGATCTGAACCTATTCTGAAACTGACGTTATCGTAAGGAGTTATAGTTATGGCGTTAGGATTTAATACCGAAAGCACAGGTGGGGGCGATATCCTACCTATAGTGAAATATGACGCGAAGGCCGGGGACTTCATCCGGCAGGACCGGGTGCAGGATGCGTCCGGCCAATGGATGAAGGATGAGGCAGAGCTGCCAACCCCATTTAAGTTTGCGATGGATATGGATACGCTAGAGGTGGGATGGCTGTCATTCCAGTCAGGCGCTCCGGATTTCCGTATGGTCAAGCTGGGGGAACCTATGCCAGCAAAGCCAGAAGGTGATTTCAAGAACGCCTTCCGGGTACGGATCGGATCCAAGGAGCTGGGTCTGCGTGAGTTTTCGCACTCATCCAAGACAATGCTGCGCGCAATGGATGAGTTGCACAATCAGTATGAGGCTGAGAAGAGCAGCAACCCCGGCAAGACGCCGGTGGTTGAGGTCAGCGGTACGGTGCCAATTAAGGTAACGACACCGCAGGGTGAGCTGCGCTTCAAGGCGCCACAATGGAAAATCGTGGCGTGGGTGGACAAGCCCGACCTCTTCGCAGGAAAGGCGGCGCCAGAGCCGGTCGCTCCAGAGCCAGCGTCCCCGGCGGCTCTGTCGGATGACGATTTGTTCTAAGCGCTAGCCTAGTGGCGGCCCGGTTGCTCCCTGGCCGGGCCGTCACGCATCAGGGGGCAGGGGGCAAGAGGATAAGCTATGACAAACATATCAGCATATGCCGAAACGGTTGCGACACACTACTGGGGACAACCAACAGCGCGCCGTGGGCATGAACTGCGTTGGGGAACGCACGGATCCAAGAGCCTCGACCTAAAAAAGGGGACGTGGTTCGATCATGAAAATAACGAAGGCGGCGGCGTCATAGATCTGGTACGGAAGATGGAAGGCGCTGGTTTGGCGTCTATTCCTGACGTGCTGGAGCGGCGCTTCGGCATTGCCAAGCAGTCACAGAAGGCGTTGCAACCGGCGCGGTATCTGGCCAAGTGCTATGACTACTACAATGCAGACGGCGAGCTGGCGTATCAGGTCCAGCGCTTTGAGCCTAAAACCTTCCGGCAACGTCAACCTGATGGCAAGGGCGGCTGGATCAATAATATGAATGGCGTGGAAGCCCTGCCATACAACCTGCCAGCTATTATGCTAAATCCGAACAAAACTATTTTCATTGTTGAAGGCGAGAAGTGTGCCGATAAATTAGCTACTTTAGGCGCTATAGCTACTACGTCACACGGTGGCGCCGGTAATTGGAAGCCGGAGCTGAACCAGTATTTTAAGGGACGCAAGGTGGTGGTCCTGCCGGATGCTGATCAGGCCGGTGACAAGCATGCCAAGGTGGTGATCGCTAATCTGATGGCCGTGGCCAGTGAAATCAGGCGCGTGGACCTGCCGGGACTGACGGATAAGCAGGATGTTTACGACTGGTTCGATAATGGCGGCTCTGTCGAGGCGCTCAGAGCGCTTGTGAAGGGTGCTGAGATACTTACCACCGCAGAGGTGCCAGATCCTGTCAGTGAGGCTGAAAACGCCGTGAATGACGTTTTCCATACTTTCGATGAGCAGTATTTGATGTCTATGCCGCCGGTTGAATGGATGGTGGAAGGTTTACTGACGCGGCACGGTTTCGCGGTCATGTATGGCGCTCCGGGTACCGGTAAATCGTTCTTGGCCATTGATGTGGCAATGTCACTGGCACACGGCAGAGATTGGCAGGGCCGGGATACGAAACAAGGCGCTGTGTTGTATATTGCCGGTGAAGGTGTTGGCGGTCTGGGCAAGCGCGTGAAGGCGTGGCGCTTGCATAATAAGATTGACGGCGCCGGTGAGCTGATCGTGCTGCCGACAGCGGTAAATTTCCGTGAGCAGGAGCAGGTTGAAAAGCTGATGCGTACCATTGATGCGCTGGGCAAGAGCTTTTCCTGCGTGGTGGTGGACACCGTGGCCAGAGCATTACTGGGCGGCGAAGAGAACAGCGCCACGGATATGGGCATGTTTGTGGCGGCGTGTGACGCTATAAAAGCGCATTGTGGTTGCGGTTTGCTGGCCATACACCACGCAAACAAGACAGCAGCAGGCGGTATCAATTCGATGCGCGGATCATCAGCTCTGGCCGGTGCGGCTGATACGGTGATCGCCGTTAGCAAGCAGGAAACATTAGTGACGGTGACGATGGACAAGCAGAAGGATGCGGAACCCATTGAGAAAATGATATTTGAAATGGTCAGCGTGGCATTGCCGGGTGACACAAGTATTGTCATGAAAGAGACGGATCAGTCTCCGTCAGGTGGCGGCCATAGGCTATCGCCAAGGCAAGAGGTGGCGCTCAGATCGCTTAAAAATCTGATGGCAGACAGGGGCCAGCCGACCGTCAGAAAGGATGACTGGGTGGACAGACATAAGGTTGATGCGTCCGATTTACCCTCTCCAAGGCGCGCAGATGCACGTCAAGCGCTAGTCGATAAGCGGATCGTATGTGAAGAAGGTGGGAATGTATGGATTACAATGAGTTAGAGGGAAATATACGGTGGATACGGTCACATACGATCGTACACCGACCGTATACGGTCGATACGGTCACCCTTAAGGGACCGTATCGTACGTATGTATCGTATCGTATGGGGGCATCGTATGGCTAGAAGAGTAGTAAAAGCAGATAGGGGCATGAAGGCGGTAATGCGGCGTCAGCAGGAACGCCTCAGTCAGTTGGAATATGATCGGATCCAGAATGCGCTGGTTGAACATGATAGAGTTGTGGCTGAGTATGAAGGGCGCTGGGGTATAGATAGATTGCAGGAACTGGTCAGCCAGGAACTGCGTGAGAAGTTCTATCAGCAGCGTGGCAAGCTGAATGCCGCGATAGATGCGAATGATGGAAAAGAGGTCCAGCATCAGGTGCAGGTCATGCTTCGGGCATATGCAGCTCTTGAGAAGGCGGCGAAGGATGCCGGGCAATAAGAGCTGACAGGTGAATACTGGGAAATGGTGATGCCGGATGATAGAGTGCTGGCGGTTACGAAGACAATGGCCGAGAGCGGAAAGGTGGCGAAAGAGAACCCGAAGCTGGTGGTGTACAGCTTGGAAGAGATCGCCAACATCCTGCATGCCCGGCACAAAGAGAAGCTGGACAAGATCGATAAGGTAAAGGCGGTGTTTCCGGGTGCCGCAGTGACTGAGGTAAAACCTACAACTGAGGAATTGATTGATGACGAAATCCCCTTCTGAATTTAAGCGACCGTGGTCGGTCATGCCAATGCGCGCGTTCAAGGACCGTGAGCTGAAGGAACGTGAGTTCCGGGTGCTTGGCGCGTTGTGTTGCTATACGAACCGTGCCGGTGTGTGTTGGCCATCGATGGAGACGCTATGTATGGTCACCGGCTATGCGGAGCGGAAGACCGTTCATGAGGCAATGAAGCGCTTGAAGGCTAAGAAGTATGTCCGGCAGCTCAACCCGAAGGACTATCAGGCTGGAGCGCTTGGGTGGAAGAGCAATCGGTATCAGGTGCTGTGGACAGGGAAAGAGCCGGTGCCATCGCTTGAAGAGGTACACATTGCGAAACCGCTACAGCCGATACAGGATCAGGAAGACGAACCCCCGAAAGAAACAGGGGGTCTGGGGGATGGTCAACTAACCACACACAACCGCCGCCTGATCGGCCAGCCCGACCCGGAGTTAACCGAAATCCAGTTGACAGCCGAGGCAATCTGTCATGCCTACATCCGCGCCGTGATGCAGGCGACCGGGCAGGTGCGCCTGTTCGACAACGAGATCACGCAGGCGCGGCGGCTGGCTGTCGAGGGTCACAAGCCGGCAGACGTGATGGCAGCAACGCTCAACGTGTGCGACAAGGCGCTTGAGCGCAGGGCAGGGGTGCCTGCGCTTGCTGACGTAGCGAGGGCCATCGCCGATGCGTAGCGCGACGCAAACGTCGGTTTGCTTTTGTACGCCGCGCTGCGCATGCGCGGATCTGCGCCAGCGCAGAAGGCGACCCCTTGGGGGCCGGGGCGTCACCGCTATAGCGGGGTGTCCCACAAAAAATTTTCCCCACATCCGGGCAATGCTATGATTGAGCAGGGCGACGGCACCTTCGCGGATCTCTTGCGTCTGGATCGCTGCCCCAAATGCGAGAGCGCGCTGACCAAGCAATCCGACAACGGGTTGCGCATTGAACGGCACTGCCCGGTGTGCAATCTGAAGATCATCGAATACAGAGACGAGGATAGAGGTAATGGATAGATTTGATTTGCTCGATGCCGCCAAAGAGGCAGTCGAGGAGCGCGGCAATGAGTACGGCACGCCGTGGCAAAATCACGAGCGGATCGCGGTTATGTGGACGGCGATAATGGGCATTGAGTTTGAGCCGGAGCAGGTCGCGCTGTGTCTTGCGGCGATGAAGATTGCGCGCCTAGCACATAACCGCGATCATCAGGATAGCTGGAAGGATTTGGCTGGATATGCGGCAGTAGGATCGGAGTGTTTGCATGAGCGCGAAAAAACCGCCGACTATTAGGCAGCAGCGCGCTGCGCTTGCGTCTCAGGACGAGGCGCGGCGCGAGGCTGTCGTGCAGGAGCTGGAGGCGATTGGTGCCGGCGAGGCCACTGATGTCATCCAGTGGGACGCTATGGGGCAGGTCACGCTGACGCCGTCCGCTGCACTGCCTGAGCGCGCCCGGCGCAGCATCAAGAAGGTGAAGGTCACGCCCAATCAGTTTGGCAATGTGATTGAGGTTGAGATGCACGACAAGATCGCGGCGTTGCGTCTGCTGGCAAAGCATCGCGGACTGTTGGAGCCGAATGCTGACAATCAGAAGCCGAGCATGATTGGCATCAACATCACCGGCCCGAAGGCGACGATTGTTGATGTGGAGGGCGACGATGGCTGAAGTGATCAGTCTCAGCGACTATATGGCGGCTCGGTTCTTCCCGGAGGACGTGATTTGTGGCCATTGTGAGGCGGACACTAGGGGCCGGGTGTACGACAGCAGCGCCTGCGTTCTCTGCACTGAGTGTGGTGAGCCGCTGTTGATTGTCGCGCCGGAGGATTATCACGGGTTTACGGTTGTCACATTTAGGCCGGAGGAGTAATGGCTAGGTCACCACGCGCGACTGACAGGTCGCCACGCAGGCGCAAGCAGCCGACGACTGAGGCGCTTGCGGGTTTGAATTTGGATTTTTCGAGCAGCCCGACGGTATGGCAGTTTTTGAACGACGACAGCTTTGTGCGTGGCTTGATGGGGCCGGTCGGCTCTGGCAAGACTTTTGCTTCATTGGCCGAGGTTATGTTGAGGGCAGTGAAGCAGGAGCCGTCACCTATCGACAATATCCGCTATACCAGATTTGCAGTAATACGAAACAGCTACCCGGAATTGCGGACTACGACGATCAAGACGTGGCAGGAGATATTCCCTGAGAATGTCTGGGGTCCGATGCGCTGGTCGCCGCCGATCACCCACCACATCAAGCTCCCTCCGCGCGACGGCGCTCCGGGCGTTGATTGTGAGGTGATCTTTCTGGCGCTCGACCAGCCGCGCGATGTTCGCAAGCTGCTGTCGCTGGAATTGACCGGCGGCTTCATCGATGAGGCGCGGGAGCTGCCGAAGGCTGTGGTTGACGGTCTGACCAGCCGCGTCGGTCGTTACCCGACCAAAGCGAATGGCGGCTGCACTTGGCGCGGCGTGTGGATGTCCACCAACCCGATGGATAGTGACCACTGGTGGCCTAACCTCGCCGAGAAGAACCCCATTCGCGGCAAGTACCCGTGGAAATTTTACAAGCAGCCCGGCGGCGTTGTTGAGGGTACTGCCGAGCATGAGGACAATATCTTTGCCGCCGGCAAGCACTGGATCAACAACCCGCGCGCTGAGAACATCAACAACTTGCCGCCCGGCTATTACGAGCAGCAGCTTGCCGGCAAGACCATCGACTGGATCCAATGCTACGCCGGCGCGCAGTATGTCTATGTTCAGGACGGCAAGCCCGTGTGGCCTGAGTTTTCCGACAGCGTGATGTCTGGCGACGTTGAGATTGAGCCGGGCTGGCCCGTACACATCGGGCTGGACTTTGGTCTGACGCCGGCTGCCGTGTTTGGGCAGAAGATGGCGAATGGCCGCTGGCATGTGGTCCACGAGCTGGTCGCGTTCGATATGGGGCTGGAGCGGTTCTGTCACCATCTGGTGGCCGACATCCAGCAGCATTTCCCCAAGTCGGATGTGCTGATCTGGGGCGACCCAGCCGGCGTGAAACGCGACGAGATTTTCGAGGTGACCGCGTTTGAGCATATGCGCACGCTGGGCCTGCACGCTAGGCCGACCAGCAGCAACGACTTTATGGTGCGCCGCGAGGCCGGCGCTATGCCGATGAACCGAATGGTCGCCGGCAAGCCCGGCCTAGTAGTGAGCAGTAAATGCACCCGCACCCGCAAGTCACTAGCCGGCGGCTATCATTTCAAGCGGATCGCCGTCGGTGCCGGCTACGAGCGGTTCCGCGACGCGCCGAATAAGAATGAACACAGCCACGTCGGCGATGCGTTTGGCTATTTGATGCTGGGTGCCGGCGAGGTGCGCTCGATTACGCGCAACAGTCAATTCAGCCAGCAATTCAAGCAGCTCAAAGCCAACACTGACTTTAGCGTTTTCTGATGATCACCAACGACCCCGGCATTGTCTTTGTGCCATTCCACTGGGGCCACGCCTACACGATGGATCTGCGCCCGTTTGATGCCGACTATTTCGACAGCGTGCCGAATTTTCGGGAGATGTTGCGCCAGTATCAGGCGACAGGAAATGCGCAGACCGCGATGGCCGGCGGCAAGATCTTGTGCTGCTTCGGCTATGTGAAGCTGTGGCATCAGGTTGCGGAGATGTGGATGCTGACCAGCGACCACATCGCATCGCATCCGGTTGCGCTGACGAGGGGCGCACAACGACATATCAACCACATTGCATCCAAAGAAAAACTGCAACGGTTGCAAGTCACTGTAAATACACGACACGACCTTGCTATGCGGTGGGCAGATGCGTTAAAATTCACCCGCGAGGGCGTCCTGCGAAACTATGGAGCAGACGGCGCTGACTACATGATGTTTGCGAGGTACTTTTGATGGGTGGCCTAGTTAGTCCCAGAATACCATCCCCACCGCCGCCTGACCCGGAAGTGGTTGCGGCACAGGAACGTCAGGAGCAGCGCCTGACCGAGCAGGAGCGCCAGAAGATGGCGCAGATCGCCGCCCGGCGTAGGGCGCGCATGATTGGTGGGCGGCGCTCGTTGCTGTCGCCAGAACGCCCGGACGCTGAGATGGGCATCCAAGAGACACTGGGGTAGGTTATGGCGATTGATTGGTCAAAACCACAGCCGTCCGCGCGACAGCAAGCACAGCAGCGCAGCCGGAATGTCAGCTACTTTGGCGACATCACGCGCCCGGATCCGCGCGCAGCAATCCAAAATGTTCAGCAACGCGAAGAGCGCGCGCAAGCCAGCATGTCCAAGCTGCCACTCCCCAGCTTGGTTGCCGCCCTAAATATCGGCAGCGCAATGCGCCAGAACATTATCAAGCAGATCGAAGCCGGCGGCACGCCAGTACGCGAGAACGGTATGGTCATCGGCGTGATGAAGGATGGCCGCTACACGGGCCGTCAGCGCGAGGCAGACCGCATAGCTATGCAGGAGGCCAATCGCGGCGATGGTGCCGCACAGGCCGCCCAGATGGGCGCTGGCGCACCACAGCCAGCCCAACCGCCAGCAGCAGCGCCAGCAGCGCCAGTCACGGTGCGCCGCTCGGCACTGGCACAGCAGATCGAAGCAGAGAACCGGCGTCGTCGCCTCGCCGGGTTGCGCCGCCTCGGCGCACGCACACTGCTGAGTGGCGACAGGTTTACCGCTGACACACTAGGAGCTGGATGATGCCAAAGGTCGTATCTAAAGAGGGCAAGGCCCGCCATTTCGCCTACAGCAAGGCCGGGATGAAGGCCGCCAAGGAATATGCCAAGCAGACTGGTGGCCGCGTCACCGGCGCTAGCATGAAGAGCAAGATGGCGAAGAAGAAGACATATGGCGCGTAAATTTGCCGAGGTGCCAAAGGACAAAAAGTCCGGCATCCCGAAAAAATATATTGCCGGCGCTAAGGACAAGGACAAGCGCCGCGCCGAGATCAAGCGCACTAGGCGCTTGTATAAGCGCGGCCTGTTGACCCCGGCGATGATGGACAAGATCAGCGAGGAGCGCAGTCGTGGCTAAGTTTTCAAACATCCCCGGCGCTAGCCGTTTTGATCAGGACAAGCTGATGAAGGTCTATCGTCGCGGATTGGGGGCTTACTATTCGGCAGGCAGCAGGCCAAAAGTCTCAGCTCACCAGTGGGCGATGGGTCGCGTGAAGTCTTTTGTCAGTGGCAAGGGCGGCGCGCGCAAGTCTGATGCAGATATCCTGAAGGGAAAGAAGGATGGCTAGATCCCCAGCTTGGCAACGCAAGGCCGGCAAGAACCCGAAGGGTGGCCTGAATGAGGCGGGTCGGCGCTCGGCAAAAGCTCAGGGCATGAACCTGAAGCGCCCGGTAAAGTCTGGCGACAACCCGCGCCGGGCCAGCTTCCTTGCGCGTATGGGCGGCATGCCCGGACCTGAGTATAAGGACGGCAAGCCCACGCGCCTGCTCTTGTCGCTGCGCGCTTGGGGCGCTAGCTCCAAGGCAGACGCGAAGAAGAAGGCCGCAGCAATCAGCAAGAGGAATGAAGCCAGTGCATAGTGTCGAGCAAATTATGAAGCGGCACGAGGCCGCGCAGCGTCGCAAGGACAACTGGCGGCAGATCTATGAAGACTGCTACGAATTCGGCCTGCCGCAGCGCAACCTGTATGATGGCTACTATGAGGGCGGCGGTTCGCCCGGCCAGAACAAGATGGTGCGCGTGTTCGACAGCACCGCCATCAATGCCGTCCAGCGTTTCGCCAACCGCATTCAGTCTGGCCTGTTCCCGCCCTACGCCAACTGGTGCCGGCTGGAGCCGGGCGCAGATATCCCGCAGGACCGCGCCATTGAGGCGCAGGCCGCGCTGGATATCTACGCCGACAAAATGTTCTCGGTCCTGCGCCAGTCCAACTTTGATCTGGCGATGGGCGAATTCCTGCTGGATCTGTCGGTCGGCACCGCCGTGATGCTGATCCAAGAAGGCGACGACATCACGCCCATTCGCTTCACTGCCGTCCCGCAGTATCTGGTCGCCATCGAGGAGGGCGCGCACGGCAAGGTTGACAATGTCTACCGCCGCATGCGCCTGAAGGGTGAGGCCATCCAGCAGCACTGGCAAGATGCCGAGCTGCCGGATCGTCTGGAGCGCATGATCGCGGAGAAGCCGACGCAGGAAATCGAGCTGCTGGAGGCCACGCTGTATGACATTGAGCAGGGTGATTTCTGCTATCACGTCATCTGGCCGGAAGGCAAAAGCCAGCTCCTGATGCGTCGCATGAAATCATCGCCGTGGATCGTCGCGCGCTACATGAAAGTGGCCGGCGAGGTCTACGGTCGGGGTCCGCTCGTCACAGCCATCCCCGACATCAAGACACTGAACAAGACGCTGGAGCTGCTCCTGAAGAACGCCAGCCTGTCTATCGCCGGCGTCTACACGGCGGCAGACGATGGCGTTCTGAACCCGCAGACCATCCGCATCGCGCCGGGTGCCATCATTCCTGTGGCGCGCAACGGTGGCCCACAGGGTGAGAGCTTGCGGCAGATGCCGCGCTCCGGCGACTTCAATGTCAGCCAGATCGTGATCAACGACCTGCGCATGAACATCAAAAAGATCCTGCTGGATGACACGCTGCCGCCAGACAATATGTCGGCCCGGTCTGCCACAGAAATCGCAGAAAGGATGAAGGAGCTGGCCAGCAATCTGGGCAGTGCCTTTGGTCGTCTAATCACTGAGACAATGGTGCCGATGATTGCGCGCATCCTGTATGTGATGGATGAGCGCGGCCTGATTGAAATGCCGCTGAAGGTCAACGGCCTTGAGGTCAAGGTCGTGCCGATCAGCCCCATCGCTCAGGCGCAGAATATGGGCGACATTGAGAAGATCATGCAGTGGGTGCAGATGTCGTCCGCGCTCGGCCCAGAGGGGCAGATGGCGGTCAAGACCGGCAGCATCCCAGACTATGTGGCGGACAAGCTCGGCATCCCGGCAGACTTGCGCACAACGCCGCAGGAGCGCCAGCAGATGATGGAGCAAGCAGCGGCAATGATGCAGGCGCAGGCTCAGGCAGAGGCTCAGGGCCAAGCTCCGGCACCAGCACCAGAAGGAATGTAATCAATGAACCCGGATGGATGGGAGGGTCTGCAAGCCGCAGACCCTGAGATCGCGCACAAACAACAGGTGGATAAGGACGACGTTGATCGTCTCTACCTGCGTGTCTTCGGCAGTGAGGATGGGCAGAAGCTGCTCACCCATCTGCGATCACTGACGATAGAGCAGCCGACTTGGTATCCCGGCGAGGATGCCAGCCACGGCTATGCTAGAGAGGGCCAGAACAGTCTGGTCCGCGAAATCGAGCGGCGTATCAAAAGAGCGAGAGAGCTATGAACGAAACTGAGGGGCTGTTGGCCGATGCCACACCAGAGGGCGACGACAACCAGCAGCAAGCCGAAGAGCAGTCTATTTCACACTTGCAACCAGACACCGAGCCATCGCTTGACGATGTTACTCTGGCATCAGAAGACGAGGAAATCGCCTTTGAAAAGCCGGAGTGGTACCCGGACAAGTTTTGGAACGAGGACGAAGGGCCTGACCTTGAAAATCTGGTCAAGTCTTACAACGAGCTTCAGAAAAAGTTTTCGCAGGGCCAGCATAAGGTTCCAGATGAGTATGATCAGTCTGTCTTTACAGAGGCTGGCATTCCAGAGGACGATGAGCTGTATGCGACGTACCGTGACTGGGCCAAGGAAAATGGCATTAGTCAGGCGGCGTTCAACCAGCTTGCCGGCAAGTTTATTGAGCTGGCTGGCGCTGAGAGTGAGCAAGCTGCGATCTCTCATCAGGAAGAGTATGCAAAGCTAGGCCCGAATGCCGACGCCACCATCAAGTCGATGACGACGTGGGCGCAGAGCTTGGTCAACAAGGGCGTGTGGGGCAACGATGATTTTGAGGAATTCAAGATTATGGCCGGCACCGCACAGGGCATGCGCGCCTTGCAGAAGGTACGCAGCTACTATGGCGACAGGCCGATCCCTGTTGATGTCGGGCCGGTAGACGGCGCGCCATCCAAGGAAGAGCTGGCGGCTATGGTTGGCAAGCCTGAATATCAGACTGACCCGGCATTCCGCGCGAAAGTCGAGAAGGCTTTTGAGCAGGTCTACGGCAAGCAGGACTACAGCCCGATCTAAACACAAAACCGAGTATCCCCTAATTATCCATATTTAGGGGATACACAGCGGGGGCGTTTACAGTCCCCGCTTTTTTGCCTATAATCCCCTTGACAGACAATCGTTTTCGACCTGTCAAACCCGCTTGGGGGCGTAGCGCATATGCCCAAGTCGCAGCCCTATATGGACACCTGCTTGGCGAAACCAGTGTTAACTTTTGAAATGGAAGGACTGAGAAATGGCTATTGGCATTTCTAATGCTTTCGTTCAGTTGTTCGATGCCGAGGTGAAGCAGGCATATCAGGGCGCACGCGCTCTGGCAGGCGTCACCCGTGAGCGGACAAATGTCGAAGGCAATCAGGTCAAGTTCCCGAAGATCGGTAAAGGCGTTGCCACCGTCCGGGTTCCTCAGACCGATGTAACTCCGCTGAACGTGACCTATTCGCAGGTCACAGCAACGATGTCCGACTACATCGCTGCTGAATACAGCGACATCTTCAACCAGCAGAAGGTCAACTTTGACGAGCGCCGTGAGCTTGTTCAGGTTGTCGGTAATGCTATTGGTCGTCGTATGGACCAGCTCGTCATTGACGCGCTGAACG